ATGCACCACCATTACTTGTATTTAATAGGACCTGATATTCAATCAAAAGAGGCAACGTTTCGGTGGAGTTATTGGTAAATAGGCCATTCGAGTAGGTCAGGCCGGTTGTTCCTGAACTCTGTGCAGCGTCTTGACTGCCCCATAACAGCAATGTTTCAGTAGAGGCTGTAATATTTTGGGTCGTAGAGGGATTTGCCGCATAAATCGCTACTTCAGCGGGTTGAGCAGACATACCTGTTGGACCTTGTTGACCGACTAAGAGACGAGAGACGGTAATACGTGAAGTAGTTTGGATGTCAGGAGTGGAATTGTCGTTGTAATAGACACCAAAGGAGGATCCAGGAGTGAGTAGAATGGTGAAGGAGTTGCTGAAGATATTGGTGTCGTTCAAAAAGACGCCATATGCATTTGCCGCGCCGTTTAGGCCAATATAGGAGGATCCATTTCCCGTTGTATTCAAAATAATGGTATAATCAATGGAAAGTGGGAGTGATATGCTACCATTGTTTGTAAAAAGGCCATTGGAGTAGGTCAGGCTCGTATCGCCTGTACTTTGGGTGGTATCAAGCGTTCCCCAAATAACGAGTTGGTTGACTCCTGCAGTAATGGATTGGGTTGTGGTGGGAGTGCGCGAGACAATCGCGGTTTCTCCCACGGCGGCGGCCATACCTGTTGGACCCGTATAGCCGGTTCCACCACCGCCGCCACCACCACCACCACCACTACCTGCTGCTCCTGTTGGACCCGTTGAACCAAACCCGTTAGGAGCGATAATGGAGGAGATGGTGAGAGAGGAAATGGTGGCAAAACTAAATGAGGCTGTATTTGAAGTTACAGTAGAACCGGTTAGAGTGGAAAAACCAATCGCACCTGAATTTAGGGTGGAATTCACTACGAGATTATTCAATGTGAGCGTGCTCTGGAGAGAGAGTGTGCTCACTGAGAGATTATTGAGGTTCAAATCATTCGTGAAAAGATGTCGTCCATTGGTGCTAGCGGTAAAGATATATCCAGTACTCACATACGAGCCGTCGGGATTATACGACGCTGTATTTCGGAGGTGAATAATATTGAAGTCTGGTGACGACATATTCTATCTACTACAGAAATCTCATAATTATTTTGTGAGAAAGAGAACACAAAATAAGGATGATACATATCCTATCACAAACATACAGAGTCAAAGGATTATGATTGGGTAAGAGAGGAATAGACGCCGAGCGTTCGTGCGGAGGGATCCACGTATCCACTCACTTCTACGCCATTGGCATTCCAGCGCGGTTGCCAGTATCCAGGAAGGATCTTCTGTCGATGTTCGCCATGAATCTGGCAAAAGAGTTTTCGATAGTAATAGGCTTCTTTGGTTTGAGGGGTACACCAAGGATAGGTCTCTGCCGCCCGAGCCATTTCGTCATCGCTGACTTTATCGGCCACCCATTCTTGGATAATCTGTGTCCAAGAGACTTGACCCGAAATGCTATCGCTGAATGCATCTTTCATGCGCAAACGGACGCGCTCTGGAAGAATATCGGTGCCCTTGAACGCCTCGCGAAGCCACCATTTTTCGATGCCACGTGTTTTTGGCATTCGCTCGTTGGCAGGAATACGCCAATAGGTTTGGATAAACTCTGGATCCAAGAAGGGGACGCGTGCTTCGAGACCCCATCGCGCAATACAGCGATCCGCACGGCGTGCATCATACAAATGAATGTTCTTGACATACTCTCGAGCAGAATCATCGAGCGCCTTTCCATCAGGAGCATACCAATTGAACAGATAAGAAGAACAAACCTCATCAGGTCCCTCGCCTACAAGCACCACGCGGCAATCTGTATTTTCTCCAATCCATTTGCATACAAGGTATTGTCCTACAGAGGCACGAATCGTGGTGGTATCCCATGATTCGACCGTTCGGACCACATCAGGAATTGCTGCGAGTGCCTCCTCTTTGGTAAAGAGAACTTCGGTGTGATCGGATCCGATCCATTGGGAGACTTCGCGGGCATATTCCAAGTCGCGACCAACAGCCACTCCGCCCTCAGTAATACCACAACAGAAGGTGCGAATGGGTTTTCCAAGCAGTTTCGCAGACAGAGCGGTAACAAGGGAGGAATCGATACCGCCCGAGGTCAAAAACGCGATGGGTCGATCGGCAGACAGACGGCGTTGGACGCAGTCTGCTACGGTCTGACGAAGATCATACAATAATTCACTATCTTGTTTGAAGTCATCGAAGGATCGAAGATATAAATGGGAAGTAAGAGAATGATCATGGATAGAGACATCACCAAACATGTCCACGCAATAATACGTAAGATGACCAGGAGGGAATTCCTTGATTTCCCCTGAATAGGATCGTGCACCCTTGACTTCTGAGGTAAACAACAAGCCATGACCGCTTTGAATCGCAGTCATGGTAGAAGCATACAATGGTCGGACACCCACGGTATCACGACAGGCAATGACTTGGCGAACATTTTTAAGGGCATCCATTTCAACAAGCAAAAAGGCGTATTCACCCTTGATGCGGTGTTGGACAATTTTAGGAAAGTCGGCTTCACAGCCGTCCAACAGAAGTTTCCAATAGATTTCGAGAAGAACACAGCAGTCGTTTTTAATAGAGGAATCCAGTTTGAATTCTTCGATCAACTCCTTATAGTTGTAGATTTCACCGTTACACATCAAAAAGACAGTTCGTTGAGAGTCTTCCTTTTTGAACGGCTGATTCCCTGCAAAAGAGGTGTCGACGATAGCAAGACGATGAAATCCGAAGGTGATGGGTCCATAGGTTTCAAAGTGGGTATGATCAGGGCCTCGATGTTTGAGTTGAAAAAAATCGTGGAATTGATCCACCAGATTATCTTTTGGTTGTTTTGGCTGTAGAAAGGCCCAAATTCCGCACATCGTCTCCTCTTCTTATTCTTTTTAGTGGTTATTTATGGTTTAGGTTCTATTGTGTTTGACTGTGGCAATGTTTCTTAGATCGTTAAGGCTTTGTTGAATGGCAAGCATAATGTCATGTTCTTCGCGTTTAAGATAACTCAAGGGGCTTTCGTTGTCTTCATCCTCATCATCATCTTGCTCCTTTTGGTCCTCTTCTTTCTCTTGGTTCTCTTCTTGATCCTCTTGGTCCTCTTCTTCCTCTTTACGAGTTCGCGACTCATTTTTCCATTTAAATTGACCAATCCGATAATGAATGTGTTTGGATGGATCATTGAGGTTCGACACTTCAATGATGGGAACTTGATAATAATGGGATTCGCTAATTTTCTTCAGTCCCTCATTTACCATATGAACAAGGGACTGGACTTCACCATTCCATTGTTCCAGATATTGATCTGCTCTGTAAAGGGGCAGAAGAGTAAAGGAATCCACGGATTCATCACGATAGTGTTGGATGCGATTGATAAGTTCGACGGCTACCATTCGAAACGCGGCAAACACTTCTTGAATTTCTGCATCACGTTTGCGGCGCTTTTCCGCTACGGCCAATCGTTTGCCCCATTCTTTCTCGGCAAAATCTCCAAGGAGAAATCGAACGTGTGTTCCACTGAGATTTTGTTGATCAATGTGGCTACGATAATTACGTTCCGAGATTTCTTGGAGTTCCATACAAATACGATGAAACTCGTATAGATATTGAGCACGGCGGCGTGTGGTATTTCGGCTGATATTTCGCAATTCCCATCCACCAGGATATCCGCCGCATGGAATGTCAGCCGGATTGCGAGGGAGGCTCCCTCCTGTGCGACGAAGCCATTCGTAATAATGGGGATTATGGATGACTCCGTGGGTGACAATTTTTCCTGTCGTCCAACTCCAAGGGGTGTGACAGGTAATGCAATACATTTGGTCGCAATTCCGAACAATCGTTCCGTCAGAAAGGATAAATCGATGATTGTCGTCCACTTGCCATCCATAAAAGCGGCCGAGTCCGATGGACTTGATAGAGAGGGATGACAGGGTAATCGTCTGATCCAATTTATATCCTACAAGGATGGATTGTTGTTCAGTTGATAGTCCGATATAGTCGATCACTGTAATTTCAATCACATCTGTCAATGTATCCCGTCGTTTCACTAGTAGTGTATGAGCGCCATTGACAACATATGTGATTCCATTTTCCTGCGAGATTTCATAGAGTTCTTCTACACCATACATGGTATCAAGAACTTGACGGGGCAGTCCATTATCGCCGACAAGAACGTCACCTTTGGTGATATCCTGTGACATCTTGATTTCACCATTCCAACACAAGATAGGGGTATCATGTCCAAAGCAACCTGATGATTTATTAATGAATTCACCGCATTTTGGACAGGGTTTGGAGTCGGCTCGAATTAACTCGGCGGTATCCAAATCCTCTTTTTTGCAGGTATGAGGAGTGTCGTGATCAGGCCCTTTGACCGTAAAGCACTTGGAGCAACTATAGTGTTCACAGATACCACATTTCCATGCGGTGCTAAGGAATCCCTGACATCCAGGTTTCATGCAACGTCGAATGAATTTTTTGCGCTCTTCCTTTTCATCCTCCTCTTCGGTGACAGCCTGATTCGCCGCATTTGCACGTTGGCTTCGCCATTGTTCATTTGTCAGAAGGGAAATTTCCCTCTTCTTTTCACGGATACTCGAACGACACTGGTCTTCGAGTTCAAAGATCTCCTGCATTTCTTTTTGCTCTTTTTCAGCGGTTTCGCCGAGTTGTATTTTTGAACGAATGAGTGAGGTCAATGCACTAGATTGGAGAATAAGGCGAGCCTTATCATGGCGCAGTGCATTCAAATCTTCTCGTGCTTTACGGATGCGTTGGATATATTCTCGATTGGTGCGTTCGCGTTTTGCCATGTCCTGAAGGGCGGGAAGAGAGGCTCGTTCACGATTCATCAAGATTTCTTGACGATGACGGAAATAGGTTTGCTGTAGATAGGTTTTTGTGCATATTTCTTTCAAGACGGAATCACTGTAATTCACGCGACAATGAATACAATGAGCATCCTCGATACGGCCCAGTAGGTATTGTTCGATACATTTGGTGCATGCATCTTTGAAGCAGAATTTGCATACGATTTTGCGGCGAAGAACAGCAGTATAGGTGTCGGCACAGATCGGACATACCTCTTTCTCTTCTTTTTCTACTTTCCGCTTTTCAACGTGTTTTACCTTGTTTTTGGATTCATAGACCGTTGGAGTTGCATCAGAAGAGTGCGACGGATTCATGTTCTTGTGAGTTCGTGGATGGATTCTACTTTCTTGAAAGTCGTTTAGACGATCAATTTTAATTTCAAAAAGGGGTCGATCACCATCGCGCCACCGTCGCTGTCTAGGAAGAGGGATGGTTGGAGGGATCAATCGGTTCGGGAATCATCGGTTTGGAGGAGGGAACAATTCGTTTTTCTTCGGAAGAATAATGGGTAAGTGGAAGACGTGGATGAAGATACCATTGAAAGGCGGTAAGAACAGCAATAAGGTCGCGATCTTTTTCAGACGTGGGTTCGGAACCGGTGAGGAGATCGAATGGGCTGAGGTATCCATGTAGGGTGCAGATAATGCTGAGAAGTTGAAACTCGGCCATGGGTAAGGAGGGGCTGGTGACGTGGACTTCTTCGGGTAGGGATCGTTTTCCATTCCAGTATTCGGAGGGTCGCTGGCGAAGGGTATGAAGTTGGAATTTCATGAGACAGTGGTTTGATATAACATAAGAATTATGTAGATCGAATTATTACATGGAAAGGAAGGGGCAAAAAAAAGAGAAAAGATCCTGGAATAAAATTGACAGGCAAAATATGGACTGTTAAGAAGATAGGTAGCCCCATACAACAATGAGCGATTCCACTTTTCAGACCACTGCACAATGGACACAGGAGTCCACATCCGCGTCATCCTCTTCCCCGCGAGTCCCCGAATGGTCATTGACGTCTCCTCAGATGATAGGGACACGTCGTAAGTCTCCTGAAACGCGTGAGCGTGATCCATCCATTGTCAAGAAGGCGAAGGCGATGCCGAGTGAGCATTAGTAACTCCCATGACCCAATACAGCGTAATTCATTAATCGATGACCCAATATATCATAAATCTACCTCTCTTTTTTCATGTCTCCGACAGCGGTGGGCGACGGACCGACAAGACGGCTTAAACGAAAAAATTGAAGTCGGTTTTACTACATCGAAAGAGTCAGTAACCCGATCATTCTCATGGATTATTTGCCCGTTCTTATCGATTCTCTTGAGACACTGCGAAAGCGTGAACTTGCCAATAAAGCGACCTTTAAGGCGCGCGCCTATCTGACCGTTCTTCAGCAACTGAAGGCTCTTTCTGGTCCTGTTACCAGTTATGACCAAATCGCTGATCTCAAGGGGATGGGGGAGAAAATCCGTGAAAAAGTTCTTGAGGTCTTTGAAACGGGGCGTTTGGCCGCAGCGGAAAAGGCGAAGGAGGTGTATTCTCTGTCGGCACATGATGAACTTCAACAAGTGTATGGAATTGGTCCAACGAAGGCTAAGGCGCTGATTGATCAGGGGATTCGTTCGGTGAAGGATCTCCGACGCGCGGTCATTGTAGATCCTACGTTATTAAATGAGAAACAGAAAATTGGATTACATTATTGGGAAGATCTTATCCAGCGAATCCCGCGAGAGGAAATGTCACAACACGAGACGTATCTTCTGAGCCATTCTCCTCTTTCCGCGGAATTGGTGGGGAGTTTCCGTCGTGGATCCAAAGATTCGGGTGATATTGATGTCCTTCTTCGTATTCCGCCTGGTCAAACCGAAAAGGAAATCAAGGAAGTCTTTTATCGATTTGTTCAGCAACTTGTCGATGATGGATATATCAAGGAAATCCTCGCATTGGGGGATCACAAGTGTATGGCGATTTGTCGATTCAAGGGATTGCCTGCTCGCCGTCTCGATTTGTTGGTCACTCCTGATGACAAATATGCCTATGCTCTACTCTACTTTACAGGTTCGGATCGCTTCAATGTGGCCTTTCGACATCGTGCACTGGAAAAGGGATACACGTTAAACGAGCATCGTTTGGCCCCTCTTTCGGATGCTTCTCCGCAACCACCATATATGGAGCACGAACGTGATATCTTCCATTTCTTGGGCCTGGAATATACAGAACCAACGGACCGAGTGGATGCACAATCCCTTCATCTTCGTCGCTCCCGTGTTCGAAAGCCACAAACCGCCCCTAACGAAAAGCCCTAAATACATCTGTTTATCATGATAGAGATAATCCTATTGATGGATCGTTATGTTATATTTGATGTAGATCATACCTTAATTGATGGTCATTCTCTTTTTTATTTTTTAACGGGATTATTGCCTCAAGAGACGGCGGATACCTTTTCCATCGAACTCCCTCCTTGTGATTCCAAAGATTGGGTTCGTTTTAGAAGAAAACTGATGGTAGCCTATAGTTATTGGGTGGATGAAATCACGAGATTGGAAGATTCAGACCATCCATTGGGGATTTTTCGCCCTGGTCTATTTTCGGTGATGAGGCGTTTATTGGATTTACAGAAAAGAGGTCTCATTACAGCAGTTCATCTCTACAGTAATAATTCGTATCCTCCTACTCTTTATTTTATTCGCGATGTGATTCATTCTGCGATCGGATCGGATACATTGATTCATATGACCATCGACTGGACGCATCCATTGAGGGTAAAAGAGCGCCTAATCCGTTTACCTGATACCTATATCGGAAAATCATGGGAAACCATGCGTGAAATATGTGAGGTTTCGCCTCATCAGGTCTATTATTTTGATGATTTGCTTCATACAGATCTGAGTAGTGTATTGGGTGATCAGTATTATCATGTCCCCAAATATGAGTTTCGAGCATCTTTTGATAGACTTATTGAGATTCATCGAAAGATCCTAATACGGACGATGGTACCGCTATACCAATATCTCCAGACGATTATTCATTTATTTACAACATCACATGATAAGTATGAATTTAATTATCGTATGAGTGCATTAGAGAATATCTATGTATTATTGAAATATAAAATTGGATTAACGGTTTCGTGTTCAACTCTTCCACAGAAGGAGGAGGGTATTCTGCGAATGGAACAATGCCTTGATCGAATCGAACAGGAGAATCGTACTATTCATACGATAGGAACTTAAACCATATTCTCTTGACCCTCTGTAGAAATGGGTCTAATTAACAACGACGTATTTGAGGCGAACAACGGTGTTCAGAAGGCGGGTACGTATATTTCATTCAATAATGAGACGCTGTATCTACGTAGAATAAATCAGAATGATCTGACGTATCCTCCACAGCCGATGGTAACTACCCCGACGGATATCTCCTCTTCCGAGAAGAAGTATATGGTGAACGCGAATTATCGTGTATTCTGGGATAAGGCGGCACGTGATGCGGGAAAGCCCTTTCTTGAACTTCGTTCTGTCTCTGCTCAAGTAGTAGAGGCTGATCTAACAGCCAATCTATATGAGGTGCTGTATGCGGAGTTGAAGAAGCAGTATGTGAATAGCGTAGATGAGTTGGCAACCCGTTCAGTGGCTCCCGCACAGTCTTCTTCCTCTCCATCGTCATCTACGGATTCGTCTTCTGTCGCCCCTTCTACGGATTCGTCATCATCCAGCGGATCATCGTCTGCTGATTCATCGTCTGTTGCCCCCTCTAGTGATTCATCTGCTTCATCCTCATCATCCAGCACGGATTCATCCTCTGTCGCTCCTTCTACGGATTCGTCATCCTCATCATCCAGCACGGATTCATCCTCTGTCGCTCCTTCTACGGATTCGTCCTCATCGTCGTCACCGTCTGCCTAAACCATCACACAACCTAAGGCAAAAAGGAACACATCGTGGTAGAAATATTCTTATGCAGCATACTTCTAC